TTAACGCAACTGTTGGTGCTGGTGGCACATTGGCATTTACTGTTGCAAATGGTGGCACAGGTTATATTAATCCAAGAATTAATATACCAGCACCAACATATGAAAACTTAGAAGTTGTTGGGGTATCACGTTTGGGTATTGGTGCAACAACAGATACAGGACTAGGATTAAAATTATCTGTGGATGTTGGTGCTGCTTCAACAGTTGGAGTAGGATCGACCCTTCATACCGTCAAATCATTTAAAGTAACTAGAAATGGATTTGGATTTAAAAAAGGTGACGTATTCAAAACTGTAGGATTGGTTACTGATAGGCAATTAACAAACAGAGTAAGTGAATTTGAATTAACTGTTACAGAAGTCTTTACTGATAATTTTGCATCTTGGGACTTTGGTGAATTTGATATGATAGATTCAATCAAAAACTTACAAAATGGTGTTAGAAAGAGATTCCCTATAACTGTAAACGGGGAGTTAAGAAGTTTTGAGATTGATGGCACAAATGCACAATCCTCCTTAATTATTATGCGTAATCTACTTATGATTTACGTTAACGGTGTATTACAAGAACCCGGTGTTGCATATTCTTTTGATGGTGGTACAACATTTGCATTTTCTGTCGCTCCAACTGTTAATGATGATATTGATGTATTTTTCTACAAAGGAACAACAGGAGGATCTAATCCGGATACTGTTGATGTTGAAGTTCAAGAGACATTGAAAGCTGGTGATGTAATTGAAGTTGGATCTATAGCAGGTGATGTTGGACAATCTGAAAGAACAGTAATCGGTATTACCACATCTGATACATTTGAAACTGAAATATACACAGGTGCTGGTATCAATCCAAACACATTTAAACCCATTGTCAATTGGAGAAAACAAAAGGTTGATAAAATAATCAGAGGTGATGTTGTATCTAAGGCAAGGGATTCAATTGAACCACTTATATTCCCAACTGCTAGAATTATTGGTAATCTATCAACAAGTGAGAGTGATGATATCTTTGTAGATGAAGCACAGTTCTTTGAATATGAAGAGGATCATTCAAATATTAATATCACTAGTTTCGGTGGGTTAGTGATCGATAATGTAAGCCCCGTTGCAGCTGCACTTACAGCCACTGTTTCTGCTGCAGGAACCATATCTGCTATCACAGTTGTATCTGGTGGTAGTGGTTATGTAGGTTCTACCACAAGTATTGCAATTGCTGCTCCATTTGGCGTTGGAAACACTAGTTCTCCTGCAGTCACAACAGCAACTGCAACCATAACCAATGGATCTATCGCATCGGTGGCCGTTAATAATATTGGTCTTGGATATACAACAAGTAATCCTCCTGTTGTTCTTGCACCTACACCTGAATTAATTAGTGAAAATATTACAAATATTAAAGATGTTCAGGGATTTAGTGGAATTGTAACGGGTATTTCTACAGCAGTGATAGGTGTTTCAACTCTTGGTCTTAGAATTGGTCTTGCAAGAACTGCAGGTAATTTCAATACTTTAGTTGCTGGATATCCAATTTATATCTTTGATACAACAGTCGGAAGTGGTGTTACCTCTCTTAACACAAGTGGCAATAATAATGACATAGTTGGAATAGGAACTTTATTCGCGGACAACATTTATATTATTCAATCTATAACTAAGAGTGGATTGAATGCTGAAATACTTACAAATATTCATTCTGGAACTGTTCATGCAGGACTAACAACCTCACATACAGGAAATGGTGGATATAATGGTAGATTCTCATGGGGTAGATTATTTACTAACACTGGAACATTAAGTAGACCAGATCCAATTTCAATAGGTGTTACGGGTCATACTGTTGGACTTTCAACTGGTGCTGGAATATCAACTTTCCCAACTATTCAAAGGAGAGTATTTGGTCTACGTGATACAGGTGCAGTCCGCAAAACATTATCATGATGATTTCACGTATAAATATAGAAAAAAAGCAATAAAATGCCAGCAGTAGTAACCGATCAGTTTAGAATTTTAAACGCAAGTAACTTTGTAGACACTGTTACAGGGATAGGAGGAGCTGATCCATCAAACTCATTTTATATCACACTTGGTTTACCCAATCCAACAATTGTAGGATTTGGTAGAACATCTACTTGGAATACATCTACTCCAAACCCAGTAGATAATATCAATAGAAATAATCATATTGGTGATACTTCATTATTTGGTAAAAGAGTCACAGGAAAGAATGTAAGACGTTTAATTAGAAAGGTTGATTGGACTCAGGGTACAAGATATGAAATGTATCGTCATGATTACAGCATAAACTCACCTTCACCCGTAACTCAGTCAGCTAGACTGTATGATGCAAGATATTATGTTATAAATGAAAACTTTAATGTTTATATCTGTATTGATAATGGTTCCTCTGGTATTAATACCACTGGTAATGCATCACAAGATCAACCAACATTTACCGATTTAGAACCATCAAGAGCTGGTGAAAGTGGTGATGGATATGTATGGAAATATCTTTACACAGTATCTCCTAGTGATATAATAAAGTTTGATTCAACAGAGTTTATTGCAGTTCCAAATGATTGGACAACTACAAATGATGCTACAATTCAATCTGTAAGGGAAAATGGTGATTCTGATTTAAATAATAATCAAATTAAAAAAGTATATATTGATAATCAAGGTAATGGATATTCTGGAGGAGTGGGACAAGAATTTAATATCTTGGGAGATGGTACAGGAGGAAAAGTTGTAATTGACGTTGTTGGTGGAAAAATAACAAATGCTGTTGTATCATCTGGTGGAAAGGGATACACATATGGAATTGTTGATTTAGGAACAATAAATGCTAATACTTCTGTAAAGGCTAAGTTAATACCAATTATTCCACCATCAAAAGGTCATGGATTCAATGTGTATGAGGAATTAGGCACAGACAGAGTACTATGTTATGCAAGATTTGGTGGTGATAATAAAGATTTTCCTTTTGATACTAAATTTGCACAAGTAGAATTGGTGAAGAATCCAACGTCTGTTGGAACAACATCAATTTACTTCAGTGATTCATATTCATCATTAAGTTCTATTAAATTTCCATCAACTACAACCGCCATCCCAGTTATTGGTGAGAAAATAAGTCAACAAGTATCGGGTGGAACAGCAGTTGGTTATGTAGCTTCGTTTGATAAAGAAACAAAAGTTTTAAAATATTTCCAAGATAGATCACTTTATTTTGGAAATGGTGAAGATCAAACAGATTATGTTGGTATATCAACTTTAGGGCAGGTGTTTGCTTTTCAATCATCTTCAAACCCAATAACTGCACCAAGTGGTTTCTCAGGATCTGTTGAGACCACATTTAGTTCAGGTATTACTACAGTTGGTACTAAGAACGTGGGTCTAGGAGTGACTTTCACAAATGGACTCGCTGAACCTGAAATAAATAAAGGGTCAGGTGATATAATCTACATTGACAATAGGGCGACTATCACAAGAAACTCTAGACAAAAAGAAGACGTTAAAATCATTCTGGAATTCTAAAAAATGCCACAAAAAACGAATTTAAATATAAGTCCTTATTTCGACGATTTCAAAAAGGATAATAATTTTTATAGAGTCTTGTTTAATCCGGGGAAACCCATACAGGCAAGAGAACTAACTACACTTCAATCTATCTTACAAGATCAGATTGAATCTTTTGGTAGTCATATGTTTAAAGAGGGATCAATGGTGATTCCCGGAAACATATCATATGATGCTGAGTATTTTTCAATAAAATTAGACTCTATTCATTTAGGTATTGCAGTTTCAGCATATGTTGATAGTTTAAAAGGTAAAATCTTAACAGGAAAAAGTAGTGGCATAAAAATTCTTGTTGATGATTATGCACTTCCAAATGATGCAAATGGTATAACTCATTTAACATTTTTTGTAAAATATTTGGATTCTGGTGCTAATAATAACGTTGCTTTCTTGGATGATGGTGAGGATTTATTAATTGATGAGGGATTTGTATATGGAAATACTCCAGTTAATGCTGGAGACTCAGTGGCTACCCTTATAGAGACAGATGCATCAAGTATTGGTTGTAAAGCTGCTATAGGAGATGGTGTATTTTTTGTTCGAGGACATTTTGTAAACGTATCCGCTAGTAAATTAGTTCTAGATCCTTACACAAATAATCCATCATATAGAGTCGGTTTATTCATTCAAGAAGAATTAATAAATGCAGATGAAGATTCCTCTTTGAATGATAATGCAAGAGGTTTTTCAAACTTTGCAGCTCCCGGTGCTGATAGATTAAAAATATCAACAACTTTAACTAAAAAATCATTAACAGATTTCAATGATAAGAATTTTATTGAATTAATTCGTCTTGATGATGGTGAACTCAAAAAATTACAAAATGAAACACAATATTCGTTAATAAGAGATTACTTTGCAAAAAGAACTTTTGAAGAATCTGGAAACTATTCACTTAAAAACTTTCAATTAAATGCATTTGAGTCTTTAAATGATGGTTTATCAAATGAAGGTATATTTACATCAGATGAAACGACTGATCAGGGACAAACTCCTTCTGATGACTTATTAGCACTTAAAGTATCACCCGGAAAGGCATATGTAAGAGGATATGATATTGAGAGGCCAGCCACAACAATATTAGATTTAGATAAACCAAGAGATAAAAAAACAATTGAAAATAGTTCAGTTCCTTTTAGGAATGGTAATCTATTTCAAGTTAATCGTGCTGCTGGAACACCGAAGATTGGTTTAGATGGAGCTGGAACTATTGGATTATTTGATCAAAGAAAAGGTTCTACAAATAATGCAACTAGTGGTACAGGGACTAGAATAGGAAATGCAAGAGTATATGCATTTGAAAATCATGATGCTACTGGTGGAGCTGCTGCAACTAAATTTGATCTATATCTATTTGATATACAAACATATACATTGTTAACTCTTAATAAAGCAGTATCAAACACTGATTTACCTAATTCATCATTTGTGGAGGGTCTTGCAAGTGGTGCAACAGGATTTGCTGTGAACGCTGGTGGTAATAGTACAAGTATTCAATTAAGAGATACATCAGGAACATTTATCGCTGGAGAAGAGATAAGAATTAATGATAATATTGGTGGTGCTACAAGAACCATAGCATCTGTTAGTGAAAAATCACTGAGAGATGTAAAATCTGTATATCAAGATGCATCAGCATTAGGTTTACAGACTGATTTTAGTGCAGATATAGTTCTAAAACCCTCACCAATCAAGGAATTAGGGCCTGGAGATGAAGCAAGTGTAAGTGGATCTAATGTGTTAACCTGTGGAGGTAAGACATTTGGATCACTAAGAGTAGGTGATATATTAATACTTAATTTAACAACAGATGTATCTCCCAGATTTAACCGTGTAAGTGCTATTTCCACGGATTTAAAATCAGTGACACTAGCAGCAGTGCAATCTGTATCTGGTGTTTGTGTGGGAACTGTAATGCAAAGTCAGTCTCCAACTGGTATTAGTGTTGGTAAACCTGCAGTAAAAAATCAAGATACTGGATTGTTTGCTCAATTACAAGAAAAAAATATATCTGATGTTGATTTAACTAATTCTGAAATTACAATTAAAACTCAAATTACTGGTGAAACCACCGATGCAAATGGTTTATTATCATTTAATCTTTCCAATTTAGTTGGTATTACAAGTGCTTTATTTGAAACATTTGATAATGACAGATATTCGGTTCATTTTTCAGGTGGTGGTATTGCATCCATATCATCAGATCAATTTACTTTATCAAATAACGCATCAACTGTAACAATAACAGGATTAACAGCAAGTCAATCAAATGTGGTTGTGAATGCAACTGTCAAAAAAGTTTCAATCAGCACAAAACAAAAAATATTTGATAGGAGTCATATTGTTAATGTTGACAAATGTATTTCTGGTATATCAACTGCAAATGGACTAACACAAAATGATTTCTTTGGACTTCGTGTAGATGATAAAGTTATTTCTTTAAACACACCTGATGTTGTTAATGTTGTTGGTGTGTATGAATCTGTAACTAATGTTGCACCAGTATTAGATAAATTAGTATTTGTAAGCGGTCTTGCATTAAATACGGCTTCAATATTAGGTGAAAAGATTATTGGATCTGTTAGTGGAGCTATTGCTCAAATTACTGAAAGAACAAATGCAACAACTGTAGAAATTGCATATTTAACTCAACAAGATTTCCAAATTGGTGAAACAGTCACATTTGAAGAATCAAACATTACAACCAACTTACAAAATATCACTGCAGGATCATATCTAAACATAACATCAAGTTATAACCTTGATAAAGGTCAAAAAAATGGATTCCTAGATTACTCAAGATTAGTCAGAAAAGACAATGTTAGAATTCCAAATAGAAGATTAAAAATAATCGTAAATAGATACACAATTCCTTCTAATGATAAGGGTGATGTATTTGCGGTAGGATCATATGATGAGGAAAGATTTAGTAAAGATATTCCAATTCTTGAGGGTGGAATCAGAGCAACAGATACTTTAGACTTTAGACCTAGAGTTGCTGATTTTACCGCCACTAATATATCACCATTTGATTTTCAAAGTAGAAACTTCTCAACTGCTGGTACCAACCCAACATTAGTTCCATCTCCGAATGAAAGTTCAATTATTGGAATTAGTCATTATCTTCCTAGAACTGATAAAATTGTTTTAGATCCATCATTCAGTCCTTCATTTAATCAAAATAATCGTTATACTGCTGGTGAATTTGTTGTTATCAAAGGAGTGTCTTCAAAAAATCCACTAGCACCAGAGGATATTGAGTTAGGCATGACAGTGGCTACTGTAAAAATGCCAGCATATCTTTATGATCCAAAAGATGTTGAGATTATTGTAAAAGATAATCGTAGATATACGATGAGAGATATTGGAAAAATAGAAGATAGAGTTGAGAATTTAGAAATAGTTACTTCATTAAGTTTACTTGAATTGGATACTAAGACTTTCCAAGTTCAAGATGCTGATGGATTAGCAAGATTCAAAACTGGTTTCTTTGTTGATGATTTTAAAAATAATTCTTTATTAGATATTAATAATCCTGATTGTAAAGTTGATATTGACTTAGAGAATCAAAATTTAATAACTCCTACTGATTTTTATGCATTAAAACCTGAATTAGCACTTGATCCATCAATAGATTCTACTACTGCTGATTTTTCTGCAAATCTCAATCTTTTAGATCCCGGTATCCGAAAAACTGGTGACATAATAACATTAGATTATGAAGAAACAACTCTTCTTGATCAACCATTAGCATCAAGAGTTGAAAATGTAAACCCATTCAATGTTGTATCTTTCCGTGGAAATTTAGTTATTAATCCTAGTAGTGATATATGGACAAGAAATGTTGTATTAGATAATGGTAATCGAACATTATTTGGTGATCCTGCAGATAGTTTTGCAGCACAAGTTCTTGTAAGTAGTGAACCTGAAGTTCATGTTAGATCTCGAAATGTAGGATTTGAAGCAACCACATTAAAACCAAATACTAGGTATTATCCATTCTTTGATAGTCAAAGTGGAATTGATGTAATTCCAAAACTTGTAGAAGTTAATATGCTCTCTGGTGTTTTCACAATTGGAGAAAATGTTCAAGTATTTGTAAGTAGAAATGCATCTGGTGATTTTGGGCCAACTAGAATTGGTCGTTTTAGATTAGCACAACCAAACCATAAGATAGGGCCATTTACAGCACCAACTAATGTATATGTAAATAATCCTTATAATCCATCAGTCACAATACCAACAACATACTCATCATCATCAACTATTCTTAATATTGATATTGAATCATTGAGGGAAGAGGCACAAGGTAGATATTTTGGACGTATTAATAATAATGCTACATTCGTTGGTGAAACTAGCGGTGCGATTGCAAGAGTTTCAGATATAAGATTAATTACAGATAGAGCTGGTGATGTAAGAGGATCATTCTTTATTCGTGATCCATTAACAAATCCATTACCACCACTACGTTTTACAAATGGTGATAATTCATTTAAATTAACATCAAGTGAAACTAATGCAACTTCAATACCCGGATCAGCAGCAGTAAGTAGTGTTCAAACAACTTATAGTTCAAGTGGTATTGTTGATACTTTATCTCAAACAACGATAGGTATTAGAGAACTACCACCACCTCCAATCCCTGTGATTATTAATATCACAAATATATTTCATGAAATGCCATCGTTTGATGATGACCCTCTTGCACAATCATTTACAGTTGATGAAAATGGTGCATACTTGACATCAGTTGACATCTTTATGAGAAAGAAAGATGCAAAAGAACAATTGACAGTTCAAATAAGAACTATGGAGTTAGGTACTCCAACATCGATATTAACACAAAACTTTGCTCAAGTTGTTCTTGATCCAACACAAGTTAATGTTTCTGAAGATGCATCTGTAGCAACAAATGTTAAATTCCCATCACCACTATTCCTTGAGCCTGGAACACAATATTGCGTTGTGCTTTTGGCACCTACAACTAACAATTATGAGGCATGGATAGCAAGAATGGGAGAGGCAACAGTTGCCACTCAGTCTTTACCTGATTCAGAGAGTGTGGTCATATCTCAACAATATATTGGAGGTAGTTTATTTAAATCACAGAACGGTTCAATCTGGACTCCAAGCCAGTTTGAAGATATGAAAATTAAATTATATAAGGCAAAGTTCACCACAACAGATGCAACAGCATTCTTCTATAATCCTTCAATAGATTATGAAAGTGATCAAGTTCCTAACTTGTCTGCTAATGGTGTAAAAGCACTTCCACGTAAGTTAAAAGTTGGTATTAATAATATTACTGTATCTCTTCCTGCTGCTCAATCATTGACTAGCGGTAGAAAAGTAAGTGAAGGAACTCAACCCGGCCCAATCGGTTTTATTGAGTCAGTAGGTGGCCCAATTAATGCTACATCTATATCCAATACAGGTATTGGATATTCAAATGGACAATACACTAATGTTCCTCTATTTGCAATAACAGGTAATGGTTCTGGTGCTACAGCAACGGTTACTATTTCTGGTGGTGTCGTAAATGCGATTAATAGTATTAGTGCTGCTGGTGGTGGATATGCAGTTGGAGATATAGTTGGATTGACAACATCAAACATGGTGAAAGGAGGTGGTGCTCAGATAACTGTTAGCACAATAACAGGGACTAATACTTTATATCTTACAAATGTACAAGGAGAGGCATTTACAACAGGTCAAGACTTAGTTGTTTACAACGATTCAGGAACTGCAGTCGCTTATGCGAATACAAATATTACAAGTTCAGCAGTTCTTAATAACTTGCATACTGGAAATGTTCTTGAAGTTACTCATTATAATCATGGAATGAGTGCTGATAATAATATAGTTGAATTATCAAATGTAGAACCAACAACATTACCTGTAAAAATTGAAGCAGAAGTTGGTTTACAAGATTCGACAATAATTGTTGGTTCAGCAAATACAAGTGAATTTGCAACATTTGAGGGTATTACCACATCAACTGGTTATGTTAAGATAAACAATGAGATTATATTCTACGACTCAATTTCTAATGTAGGACTTGGAATATCTGAAAGAGGTGTTGATGGATCATTAATTGTCACTCATCCAATTAATAGTTTAGCTCGTAAGTATGAATTCAATGGAATATCATTAACAGGTATCAATACTGTTCATAACATGCCTAATACAGACTTACTTCAGTCTAAAAAAGATATTGATAACTATTATCTTGAAATACCAAGAGGTGCAGGTAGACCAAATTTACAAGACAGATCATCTGGTGATAGTCAAGCTAGTTTCACTGATGAAAGATCTGGTGGTGGTTCAGACATACATGCATCTAAAAATATTCAGTACAACTCTGTTTACCCAGTGTTTAATACACTTCAACCCGGAAGAACTAAAATTAGTTCTCAGTTAAGGTCTATAAGTGGAACAAGTGCTGGAGGTAATGAAGTTTCATTCTTAGATCAAGGTTATGAAGATATTGAATTAAATAAAACTAATCCATTGACAACAACTAGACTAGTTGCCTCCTCTCAAAATGAGGCAGTTAGAGTAAGTGGTTTACCTAAGAATAGAACAAGCACACTATCAATGAGATTTACTACGGAAAATGAAAATCTATCTCCTGCAGTAGATACCATGAATGGCACAGTAATCTATGTAAGAAATAGATTGAATAAACCTGTATCTGATTATGTAAATGATGATAGAATCAAATTAAATAATGATCCACATTCAGCAGTTTACATATCTAACCGTGTTGATTTGAAACAACCTGCTACATCATTGAAAGTTCTTGTAAGTTCTGATCGTAGAGATTCTGCTGACTTCCGTGTTTTGTATAAATTATTCAGACAAGATTCTGAGGGTGTTAATCAGTCATTTAATTTATTCCCCGGTTTTGACAATCTAACGGATACTGACGGTGATGGATTTGGTGATTTAGTTGTAGATGCCTCTAAAAACACTGGTAAACCTGATACACTAACACCAGCTAGTGTAGATGGTGAGTTTATCGAATATCAATTCTCAATTGATGATCTCTCTGAATTTAGTGGGTTCCAGATAAAGATTGATATTAGTGGAACAAATGAGGCAGAGGCACCTAAGTTTAAAGATCTTAGAGTCATATCACTAGCATGATTAGAGTCGAAGGTCACAAAAATCTCTATAGAGATGAAAAATCTGGTGCTATTGTCAATTGTGATACTGCTGGATATGCTCAATATAAGAGATCTAAACATCGTAATCTATCTCAAAAATCAGAGATTGATCGATTAAGATCTGAATTGGATGAAATCAAAAGAGCAATATTTGAATTGCAAGAAAAATCAAATATAAATAAATCATAGATCATCAATATTATTAATGGCAGCGATATATGTCAGCAACCTTGTAATTAACTGTGGGGCAACTTTCACTCAGAAGTTTGAATTAGAAAATGTAACATCTAATTCTGCCCTAGAGTTAACAGGATTCACTGTTGCATCAAAAATGAGAAAGCACAGAAGCAGTGTAGCAGCTGCTGCTACTTTCACATGCTCAGTGCAAGAT